CCATATCAACGTTCACTGGAGTGCCGTTTTCATCAGTTTGTATATTCATAATATTCTCCTTTCAATTATTTAGCTCGTATTTTTAGAGGTCTCAAAGCTGGTTGATGTATCATATGTGGTTGTAGTAGACTTGTTAGTGTCAAACGTTGTTGTCTTACTTGTAGCAAAAGTCGTAGTTTTCGACGTATCAGTATTGAACACAGTGTTGGTTAGGAACACAGTCGATGTACCAAATGTAGTCGTATACGTTGTATCGAATGCAGTGGTTGTCGATTTACTTGTTTCTTTATTCGTATCAATCGTGGTATTACGATTGGTGCTGGTTGTAACAATTGTCGTTGTTTGGAATATAGTAGAAGTTCCAAACGTTGTAGTATATGTAGTCGTCGTGTCAAACGTGGTAGTTGTTGACTTGCTTGTAGCAGTCAGGAAGTCAGTAGACCTACTTGTATTGATAGTTGTCGAACGAGTAGTGTTCGTTCCGAATGCAGTTTCAGTACCAAAGGTCGTAGTTGTATTTAGACCAGTGTCAAAGACCGTGTCGTAAGTTGTATTGGTTGATTTATTAGTCGAGGTAGCCTTCGAGGTGTCAGTAGCTCTGTTAGTTGACACCGTGGTATCTGTCGCTTTATTAGTATCGAACGTTGTGTTAAACACTGTACTCGTACCGAACGTTGTAGTTTTGCTGGTGTCAGTAGTTCTGGTCGTGTTGACGGTTGTGTCCGTAGCTCTATTAGTTGACACAGTTGTATCGGTTGCTTTGCTTGTAACAACAGTTGTATCTGTCGCTTTATTAGTATCAAACACAGTGCTATAAGCAGTTGTTGTACCGAACGTTGTGGTCTTGGAAGTATCCGTCGTTCTATTAGTGCTAACCGTTGTATCGGTTGCTTTGCTTGTAACAACAG